ACAAGCGCATCGCTGGCTTCATCAGCCAGTGCGCCCATGAAAGCATGGACTTCCGCGTCCTCGAAGAGAACCTGAACTACAAGGAAGCCACGCTGCTCAAGGTCTTCCCGCGCTACTTTGGCCCCGGCAAGGAGAATGCTGCTGAGTACGCTGGCAAGCCCGAGAAGATCGCCAACTATGTGTACATGGACAAAAACCGCTCCAAGTCGGGTGCTTTAGGCAACCACAAGGAAAATGACGGGTGGGCCATGAGAGGAAAAGGTCTGAAACAGGTCACTGGCCGTGCGAACCATGAAGCATTTGGGAAGACCGTCGGCATGACTGCCGAGGAAGCCGCCGAGTATCTGATGACCAAAAAGGGCGCACTTGAGAGCGCGCTGTGGTTCTGGGGAAGCCGCAATCTGAACGAGGTTGCAGACACGGGCGACGTGACCCGCCTCACGAAGATTATTAACGGCGGCGATATCGGCCTTGCAGACCGTCAGGCACGCTATGCAAAGGCGATGGCCGCTCTGGGCGGCCAGATCTCGGCACCAGCCGCTGCCGCCGCTCCTGCGGCCTCTGGCGGCGTCCTGCGCGTTGGCTCGACGGGTCCAGATGTCAAACGCATGCAGGCCGCTCTCCGCATCCCGTCTGACGGCCAGTTCGGCCCCGGCACAGAGGCTGCGCTCAAGAAGTGGCAGTCGGCCAACGGGCTGACGGCTGATGGTGTAGCGGGTCCGAAGACGCTGGCCAAGCTGCTCGGCTGATCGACCCTAAACTGGGAATGCTCGGCCATGCGCTGGGCATTTTCATTTGTGAGATCGCGAGGGGCGCTATGGTTGAGATAAGCCGTAGCGCAGTCTGATCCTGACCAACACAAAGCAACCCGTGACGGTTTCTTGTTTGTGTGCGCCCCTCGCAATTCAAGTTAGCTGGTCAGCCTGCGGCCCGCAACCGCTTTTGACGCTCGATATCGTCAAGAGCGCGTTGGATGGATGACTTGCTGGCCGACAGTTTCACCTTGGGCTTTGTCTCGCCGTCGCAGATATCAACCCACACCTTGCTTTTCTTGCTGACACGTTGCGGCGAGAAGTTGTGCATTGGCAGCACGATGCCAAAACGCTCACAGGCGGCGGCAACGCTGGATCGGTGCATTTCTAGGTGAGCAGCCGCAAGGGTCAGATGCCAGCCCTTTTCACGGCAGGCTATAAGCATGTCTTTGGTGATGTGTCGTCTAGGTGGTGCCATCGTATCGGTCCCGTATTCTGTTGATGGTTTCAAGATTTGGTTTTAGCAGAAACATGATCAGGTCAAGCTGTTCTTGGGTGGCCCATAGGCCGCCGGGCACGCGCACAAAGCCAGCGGCGCGGATGGCCTGCGCTTGGGGGCTTGTGTCGTGCCGGGTGCGGGTCATGTGCCTTTGATCTCTTCAAGAAACTGCCAGATCAAGCCTGCGCGATTACGGCGCGTTTTGATCTTGCCTTCTTCAAGCTGCACCGCAGCATCTGTCAGCAGCCACTCGGCTCTTGCCAGCTTGGCCGTCAGGGCTTCGATGCGGTCGGCGGCTTGGCGGCACCAATCGCAAGCCATTTCTTTGGTCGCATGCACTGGATAGCCGCAAGCGCCACAGCATGTTTCGTCAGTCATGGCTCTCTCCTGCTCTGGTGTTCCATGCTGCGATGGCTTCTTTTTCTGTTTTGCCGCCAATGGTAAAGTCACCTGAGCCGCCAAAAAACACACGGCACGAATGACTAACGCCAAAGTCGCGATACCAGCCAACAGGGCCAAAAACTTTTACGTTTGTCCCACCACAGAACGGGCATGGTTTCAGGTCACTCATGGCTCTCTCCTTTGATCTCTACGAGGGTGGCGCGGGAGGTCACAATGGCAAACGCACCATAACCTTCACTGGCCTCAGGAAACGGGTGACTGTATGGGCCTTTGACGCCTGCGATCTTCTCCAACGCCTCCACCACCTTCGCCAGCTTGGCTTCGAGGGCGTCTCGCTCCTTCTCAAGCTTGATGTAGTCGTTCTCCATCATGCAGGCTTCTTGCTCCTGCATTTCTATCTCATCCTCCGCAGCGGCAAGCTGCTCGGTCAGGGCTTCGATGCGGTCGGCGGTCAGCTTGCGGGTCGAGCGCATCCCGAAGATGTTGCTCCGCAGCCGTGCGATCAGTTCTTGGTCGTCAGTCATCGTCCACCTCCATCATCTGCTTCATCAACGCTGGCACCTTGCGCCACTTGTACAGGCTGGCTGGCGACACGTCATAAAGAGCCGCAGCTTTCTTTACTCCGAAGCGCGCGGCAGAGCGCAGGGCCTCAACGCGGAGTTGGTCGGTCAGCCCGTAGTCTGGGTGAAGCCCGGTCATTGCTTCACCTCATGGTAGTCGCACAGTTCAACAGCCCCCACATGGCAGGCCAGTTCGTGTGTGTGTCGGTGGGCTTCTTTGGCGTTTCCGGCGGCGAGGGTAGCAAAGATGCAAATGAGGATGACAAGGATGCGATCTAGGAAGGTCATCTGCGCCCCCTGTTCCAAGCCAGCCGCGAAATCTTGTTCGCCAGATCGTCCAACTCCGCCACACTGATGCCGGGATTGTCGAGCAGGGCGGTGTAGATCGCCCCAATCAGGCGGCGAGACGGCAGCACAGCCGACCCCTGAATGATCGCCGCCACCGCCTCGGACTGCACGTCACGCACGGGCATGGTCTTCGGTTCTCTGTTCCAGAACATCATTCGTCCTCCTCCGGCAGGTCGTAGCAGACAAGCCGCACTAGCTGTCCCGACGCTGCCAACTCGGACAGCTTGCCTGCCACGACGGCGTCACTCATGTTCAGCGATGTCGCGATCTCCTCAACCGTGCCACGGCCATCGCTTTCGATGAGGTCCAAGATCATCTCGGCCAGCGCGTCATCTTGCTGCACAGGCTCGGCGTCCAAGATGCTCACCGCCAGCCAAGGCGTGCGGTCGGGCCGGGTCATGTTCGGCACGACTATGGCCTGCACCTTCTGGCCGACACGCACGCCTTTTTCGAGCATGACCTTGCTCGGGATGAACACGTTCTCGTTGTCTGCCGTCAGGGCAAAGGCACTGCCCGTGGCGAGTTGGTTAGTTAGTAGAATGGTCTGTTGCATTGTTCTGTTCCAGTTGCTTGAGTTCGTATTGTGCGTCTTGCATGTAAAAGGTCAGCATGGTGATCTCCTCACCGACCCAGCCCGGCCTGACGCCCGTGCCGTATTGCTTTTCCAGATCTTTGATCTGCCCCTGCTTGCGTGCGATGTACTCGCGGAGTTTGTCTGCTTCGGTCATCACATGATCCCCAATCTGTCCAATGCGAAGTATGATTTCTTGAACGATGCGATCAGGCGATCAACGCTGTCGATCTTGGCGGCGATCTGCGGGTTGGGCGAAGTGTCATTAACGATGGTCAGCGTCTCGCGATAATCCCACAGCGCGGTCAGCACGATGTGGGTGTCCATTGCTCCGAGTTTGACGGCCATGATTACCACCCCATCCCGAAGCCAAACAGCAGGCCAGCGTACAGCATGGCGGCGAGTGCCGTTGCGCCGAAAAGGGCGGCGAGAAATTCATAGATGTTCATGTCAGTTATCCTTTGGCTTGTTTGCTGATTGGGTTGCCAGCCCCGAAGGGCTGGCCGCTGAGTGGTCAGATCGTCATGAACCCATCGTAGCGGAAGGCGTACCCACCAGTGTTCTTGTCCAACTGGACGATGGCGGTCCAGCGGCCCTTCGGCGTGCAGACCACCATGAAGCGGTCGTTATGGTCGGGATACATGTCGCGGATCTCTTCGATGCGCTTCATCAGGTTCTGCTCGGTTTTGTAGGTTTTGATGTACAGGCCGTCGAGGTCCATGCTGATCTGGCGGAGGGTCATCTGGGTCATCCTTGTTTGCTAGTTGGTACAGACACCATACAGCCTGCGTTGGCCCATGCAACAGAAAAAATGCACTTGACGCTAATTATTTTCGCCTCTAGGTCTGATGGCACCGCAACAAGGAGATCGCCAATGATGGCTCAAACTCAAATCCGCCTATGGTGCGCCAAGGATGGGCGCAAATTAGGTTGGATCGCAAAGCAGATCCCGGTCGCATCGTCCAGCTTCAGCCGCTGGATGACGGGCCGCATCGTGCCGTCCGCAGTCTACCGCCACCGCATCGCCGACATAACCGGGATCGAAGACCTGCGCTTTGAGCAGGAATGGGTGTCCAAGTGAACCGGGCCGACATCTTGGATACGGCCAAAGACTATGTCACCAAAGACCGCGCCGCCACTCATGGTGATGCTGAACGCAACTTCGGCCTGATTGCAGCGTACTGGTCAGCGCACCTTAACCGCAACATCAGCCCGCATGACGTGGCCGTGATGATGACCCTGTTGAAGCTGGCGCGGGCTAAGTCGAACCCGAAGCATGCCGACAACTGGATCGACGGCTGCGGGTATCTGGCCTTGGGCGGTGAAGCCGCGATGGAGGAAGTATGACCCTGATCCTTGGCATCGACCCCGGCAAAAGCGGAGCCTTCGCGCTGCTGGACTGCTACCACATGCACGTCAGCACATACGACATGCCCGGCACGCTCGACGAGAAGCGCGCGCTGATCGCGGACATCGGAAAGGTGAAGTGCGCTTGGTTGGAAAAGCCGTTCTATCCGAGGATGATCGGTATCAAGAATGCCGTCACCATCGCGCAGGCCTACGGTGAACTGAAGGCGTGCCTGTTCTTCGCGGGCATCCCGACGTTTGAGGTCGATCCGTCGGCGTGGAAGAAAACCATGCGGCTCTCGACCGACAAGAATGCCAGCCGCGCGTTGGCCAGCCAATACTTCCCCGACGCCTCCGACCAGTGGGCGCGGGTCAAAGACGACGGACGGGCAGAGGCGGCCCTGATCGCCTTGTATGGATGGAGGAAGAATTGATCCGCGACATGACCAACGAGGCGTACCATGCACGCCCAGAGATCAGCAGCAGCGATGTCAAAGCCGTCGCCGCCAAATCGCTGGCCCATTGGAAAGGCAAGGTCTGGAAAGAAAGCAGCGCCTTTGCACTGGGCAGCGCCGTGCATGCTTTGGTTCTGGAGCCGCAAAAGAACCTCGTCCTGCGTGGACCCGAAGATCGCCGGGGCAACAAGTGGAAAGAGGCACAGCTTGCTGCCGACATCGACGGCCAGATCCTTCTGACCGAAGGCGACTATGATATGGCGCAGGCCATCGCCGCACCGATCATCAGCCATGAGGTCGTCAAAGGCTGGATCGCCGATCCCAGCTTTGTCGCCGAGGCCAGCTTCTTCGCGGAAGACTATTTGACAGGCGTCAAGATCAAGTGCAGGCCAGACGGATACCTGCCAGACGCTGGCATCGTCTTCGACATCAAGACGACGCGTGACGCCAGCCCTGACGGCTTCCCGCGCGAGATCCGCAATTACGGCTACGATCTTCAGGCGGCCCTTTACTTGCGCTGCCTGCGTCAGGCATGCTTCAACGCGCACACGTTCATCTTCGTGGCCGTCGAGAAGGAACCACCCTACGCTGTCGGCCTGCACGCGCTGACGGAACGCTATCTCGCTGCCGCAGATGTGCGCGTCACGCTGACCCTAGAAAAAATATCACGGGCCGAGGCCACCAGCACCTTCACAACCGGCTGGCCCTTGATTAACCATGTCGATCTGTCGGGTTGGCAGATCGCAGAGCCTGAAGCTGACGTTTTCGATGAAACCGTCGACTTTTGAAACCACCGCCAGAGAGGAGAAAACCAATGGCAGATAATGATGACTTTCTGAAGGTATTGGCGAAAAACGTCACCCTTCAATTTCCTAAGCTTTCGCAAACGTATCGCTTCAACACCCAGAAGCAGGCCAGCGAACCCTGCGCGCCAAGCGCATCCAACGCAGCATGGTCGGTGGCATTCGAGATGCCACGCGATCAAGCGAAGCCGCTGTTCGACGAGATGAAGGCGCACTACGAAGCATCCCGCGCCCGCAACCCCAAGCTGCCTCAGTTCACCAAGGTCTTCGGCATGAAGAAGCTGAAGGATGAGCATGGCACCGAGACGGGCATCATCCAGTTCACCGCCAAGCGAAACGGTATGAAGAAGGACGGCACCGCGAACAGAGCGCCGACCGTGATCGACGGGCAGAAAGCCCCGCTGGCCGACCTGAACATCTGGGGCGACTCCAAAGGCACTGTGCGCGCATGGGCCGTCGCTGTGATCGATCCTGATGGCCTCGGCGGCATCAGCCTTCTCCTCGACGCCGTGCAGGTCACAGAGGCCCGCTATGGCGACGGCGGCATGGATGACTTCGACACCGTCCAGCCCAAGGATGACCCCTTCGAGAAGAAGGCGCTCGGCCAGGAAAAGCGGCAGGCGATCCAGCAGGCTATCGACGATGAGATTCCGTTCATGATGGAATGGCGTTGACATAAAGAAGAACCCCGGCAGGAGAGCCGCCCGCCGGGGTTCAAAATAACGGAAGCGAGAGAGGAGCCTTCCAATGCAGAGAATACAGGCGATCAACGCCTATTACAAGGACATCGCATATGTCTGATGTCCGCTTCATGGCCGCACCCGGTTCATTTTTTACACTCATCGATAAGCCCGGCCAAACCTATCCCGGCATAAGCTGGAACGAGTTTGTCAGTCTGGTGCGGACACCGCAGGCAAGAGAAAAGATCGACGCCGACTTCTTCATCCCCTCCACCTACCGGGCGCACGACGCACGCTCCCACGAAGCCCAGCGTGAGCGTGGCGCGTACCGTGCGCTTGCCATCGACATCGACCGTGGCAACCCGTCTATCGATGACGTGCAGGAGGCCGTGCAGGCCGTGTGCGGCGATGCTGGCATGTTGATCTACTCATCATCCGGCGCGTCGGAAGAGAACCGCAAATGGCGGGCCATCGTGCCGCTGGCGGGCGTCTTGACCGGGGCCGAATATGAAGAGGTGCAGACAGCCTTCTTCGATCTCCTGCACATCCACGGCATCCACCCTGACGGCGCGCTGGCACGCTGCGGCCAGCCGATCTACCTGCCCAACGTGCCTATCGCCAAGCGCGGGCCTGACCTGATGCCGCTGTTCTACCAGCACCGCATCCTGCGCGGCAAACCGCTGCGCCTCGACGGTGACAGCCCCATCATGCAGGAGTTGACCCGCAAGGCTGAACAGCGCCGTCTGGCGGCAGAGCAAGCCGAAAAGGCGCGGGCTGAACGTGAACGCCAGCGTGCAGATCGGCGGCAGAAGTTTCCCGACGAGGTCAGCCCGGTCGATGCCTTCAACGCCGACCACAGCATCGAAGACCTGTTGCCCCGGTATCAATATGAACGGCACGGGTCATCCCAGCATTATCGCTCCCGCTATCAAACCAGCCCATCCTACGCGACCGAGAATTTCGGAACGCACTGGGTCAGCCTCTCAGGCTCAGACGCAGCCGCTGGCGTTGGCAATCCGAAGACAATTTCAGAGAACTCATACTGCTGGGGCGATGCGTTCGACCTGTTCGCCCACTATGAGCATTCAGGCGACTTTGATGCCGCCGTGCGCGCCTATGGTGCCGAGATCAGTCCTATTAAAGCGGAAGCCAATAAGGTGCCAGAGAACGGCATGGATGACTTCGACTATGTAGCCAGCGACGACATCCCAGATCCACCCGACGATGCACCAGAGGCGGCCCCCGATTGGCCCAGCGTCTACGACATGTTCGACGAGGCCAGCATAGAGCCACGCAAATGGATCTACGCTCACCATTACCTGCGCTCCTTCGTCAGCGTGCTGGCGTCCGCTGGCGGCATCGGCAAGACATCCCTCCAGATCGTCGAAGCCTTGGCCATCGTGACAGGCAGACCGCTGCTCGGCGAAGAGGTGAAAGAGCGCACCAATGTCTGGATCGTCAACCTTGAAGACCCGCTGGAGGAGATCCAGCGCCGTGTGCTGGCATCCATGCGCCAGTACGGCATCAGCAAGTCCGAGGTCGAGGGCCGCCTGTTCGTCAACGCTGGCCGAGACTTCAGCCTGAAGTTTGGCATCCAGAGCAGAGAAGGCGTCCTGCCCAACACCAAGCTGGTCGAATACCTGTGCCGGAAGATCCCCGAAAAGCAGATCGGCTGCGTCTTCATCGACCCCTTCGTCGGCGCTCACAGCATCAATGAGAACGACAATATGGCAGTCAACGCTATTGTGGCGGAAATAAGGCGCGTGGCTGACGAGACAAAATCTGCCATCGGGCTGGTCCACCACATCCGCAAAGGAAACGGCGAGGATGCCAGCATCGACAGCGTGCGTGGCGCAGGAAGCCTGATCGGGGCAGCCCGTGCGGCCCGCGTGATCAACC